GAAGCTCGTTGACAGTGGTACCTCGGCACCTCCTCTCGACTTACTCCCACTAGACTGCTTCATCAAAGCAGCCCACATGACACAATGGTACACAAATACATTGCAATTGTGGCGTACTAGCCTTAACGGGTTAGATTACGGGAAACACGCACACGGACAAACTGAACTGGGACTTTTGGGCGCTCTAGATAATGAGTGCCTTTCAAGGTTGACTGGGCGATTAATGGCATATGCAAAGTACGGACTAATGGAGAAGTTTCTTAAATGGAGCACTGCGAACCTTTGGGCTCGCATGCTTCACCAAACAGAATTACCTCCTTGTCCGGACTTCGTGGTTTCTACTGGAGGGGAAAATTTGGTTTACCTCTTCGATAATCCATTCTGGGTACGGTTATGTAGGCTGACAGAAAACTTAAGGGGCTCTAAAAAGGGTTTCTCACAGACTGTTAAGCTAATGATCATGCTTACCAAGGATTTGTATATGACAAAGAACGCCTCACTCGCAGTCGATTCCTCGTTTGTTAAGGAGAACCTGGAGAAACACAAGAAAATCATGTGTACTCCCATGGCCTCAGACCCTCTCAGCGAAAAGATGGAGAAGTTAATTTTTACTTCAATCCAACAATGTGCTGATGATATCTGGGGTAGGCTCCCGACGCAAGACGAGAAGAAGATCGTTAACTACGTTCATACCGACACAATATGCGACATTTATAAACAACAGTCATCCAAACACAATAAGTCCATCCCATTGGAGCGAAAGGCTCCCTCTCGTCTCCCTTCCCTCGGTGCATCGGTCAATAATGGCCGTCACCTTGGGGGGGCAGTTGGTGATCTTTTGAAGAACCACGGCGAGAAGTACCTCCTTCCTGAACCCGAAGACGGATATTTACATTCATACTGTACATACAGGACTGAATACGTCGATGTGAGAACCCCCCACGACCCGGAAATTTACACCGAGGCGGAGAATAGCTCGCGGAAAGCAGCCTTTGCTAGACTAAGTGTCGAAGCTCAAGTTGTTCCACTGCTCGAAGCATTCAAGGTGAGGACGATCACAAAAGGGGACGCCGATCAGTATCATCTGGCTCGACGTTGGCAGAAGGTAATACATGGGGTTATGAGGAAACAGTTCAACTGCAGACTGATCGGACAACCCTGCAACTCGGCCTTTTTATCCCAGGTTTTCGGAAACTCCCCCTATTTCGCCCAAAGCGATAAAGAAGGGT